ACACAAGCCATCATGAGAATTAGACAGGGCGGTATGGTTCGTCACCCTGAAGATTACAAAGAAGAACCAGTTGTTAAAGGGGAAATAAAATACTATGGCTAAAGGCTTAATTGAAATTGCATTACAACTAGGATCTAAACTTGGTGCTAATACATCCAAGTTCCTCGGTACCCGATCTAATGTTAGTTTTCTAGGATCAGGGCCTAAGGATGGTATGTTGTTTCAAAAAGAAATTAACCCAGAATCATTTGCAACTTTAGGCATTGAAAAAGTTTTACCGGATATAGAATCTTCTCTAGCTTACGCTGCTGGTGGCAAGTTAGATGATTATCAACTAAGCAGATTAATTAAAAATTTAAAGACAATGGACGAGACCCTTAATCCAACTAACGTTGTTGACATGAGTGGTGTGGGTATAGATTCATTAAGAGCTAAATCAGGGATCGGGGAACGACAACTAACTGAAGCAGCATCTGATGTTAAATCAATTGACGATGCGGCAGCCGGTGTTAATGCAGCAGATGCAAGTCCTTTACTTAGAATAAATGATGTTAACCTTAAAAAATTAGCTGCAGACAGTGAAGCTGATGGATCTAGTCTAATGAAAAGACTAGATGAGATTGTTAAACAGAAAAAAACAGAAGCGGCAGCATCAGGCATTATGGAAACTATTCCTAAAGTTGATCTTCCAGGCAAACGTGCAACATCTAGAGAATTTTTAGTTAACAGTTTAAAAGTTGGAGACGAATTTCCATCGACTACATTATCAGATGTTATGTCAGCAGAAGATATGAAATTTATTATGGAAGGCGGCGGTGGAGTAATGGGTGATCCTATTGTTCTAGTACAAAAATATTTTGGTCCAAGAGTTGCAGAAATGATGCCAGCAAATGCAACAACAGAAGAGATGGCGCTTCTTACTAAAAGAATTTTAAATAATGTAGAAGATGCAAAAGGTTTTAGACCCGATGAACCTGAGTTTGATCCTTTGACTGCAAGAATAGTTGAGTTTGATGGATATGCTGATGGCGGCAGAGCCGGTTATGCAAAAGGTGGACTAGCTAAAATCCTGGAGCTGTAATGGCTGAAAGAATTACGCTAACAAAAGAAAAAATAGCAAGTCTTATTAGAGAAAATCCAAGTAGTACTTATGATGAGCTTCTTGAAGCTTTAATGAAAGAATATCCTGAAAAAATTTATGTAACCAATCAATTTAGAGCCGTTGGAGGTACTCCAATTAGTTCTTCAAGTTTAGCTAATTTTATAAATTTTATAAAAACATCGGGCGCAAAAGATAATAAATTTAAAAAACTATATGAAAATAAAATTGTAGATGCATTAAAAGGTAGAAGTATAGATAAATTTGACCCTAAATCAATGGACGATATAGGTAGATATTTTGAAGAACTAGTTAGAAAAGACGGAGTAGTTGCAGTTGGTGGTAGATTTAAACTTGTTAATGGAAAAAATCCAGCCTTTAAAAGAATAGATAACGTTCTTAAAGAAGCTAGTAAAAAAGATCCTATTACATTCCCTTATGATAAACGAAAAACTTTTTCTGGAGAAAAAATTTACAAAGCTATAAGAGCCTATGGAAAAGACACAATACCAAAAGATGAATTTCAAAGAACTAAAAGAGCAGCAGGAAACTGGGCTAAACTTGAAGGAAAAGGTCTTGTTGGAGTAGAGCAGCTTTATAAATTTTTAAAACCTGTAGACCAAAATGGTTTTACTTTTGGGAGTGTTAAACAATTTTTAACTAACGCACCTAAAAAACCTTCAGGAACACTTACACAAAAAAACATAGAAACAGCCAATCAGTTTTTAAAAACTCTTGAAGAAGCGGGTGTTAAATTTATAGGAAAAACAAACATAAAAAATTCACCAAATGTTTTTGATATAAATAATGCTGATCCAGAAAAATTAAGTCAAATTGGAAAACTTGCGCCTAGTATAGCAAATAATCTTAGAAAACAAATTGTCAGGTATTCAAAAGCATCTAACGATTTTAAAAAGTTTGGTGGAGCAAGAGATTTTAAACTACTTAGAGACACAACAGATTCTTTAAGAAAAACTTTGACTGATACTTTTGGGAATAGAATATCGGCATCACCAGAATTAGTTAAATCAGAATTACTTTCTTTTTTAAATGACAACCCAACTTTAAAAAATCAGATAAGCGCAGGTTTTGATTCTGGTACAAGAAAATTTTTTAAAAGAGATTTAAATACGTTAGATGCGGAAAGACTATTAGCGGACATGATGCCTGATATTGATCATGCAAAAAGTATTAAACAAATAGGTGCAAATTATGTTAAAGGCGATGCAGCTATGTCTGAAACTATGTTTAACAAAACATTAACTTCTAATTATTTTAATAAATCTCTTAAAAATAAAGTCGTAAATGCAATGGTAGATACTGATTATGATGAGTCTTTTCTTTCTGAAGTTAGAAAAAATTTAAAAGACACAGGCGGTATTCTTAAAACAAAAGGAACTGAATTTGTTGCAGATCCCCTTAATCCAATTATTTCAAAACAAGCTGAAAGATTAGGCTATGAAAAATTTTTAGATCCAAAATTAGAACCTGAGTTAAAAGCACAATCTGATTTTTATAAAGGTATTTATAAGGATATACAAAAACTACCCTACGAAAATAAAAGATTAGTAGAGACTGCTGTGGGTTGTACAATTACTAGAGCAGATGGTGGAAGAATTAATATGGTAGAAGGAGGAACTCCTTCTAGATGTGTTGAAATAAAACTTAATAAAGACCCAGAAGGGTTTATGAAAAAAGTTGCTTCAATTGAAGAAACTTCTGGACCAATTAACAAAATTAAAAACGCAGCCAGTACATTTTTAAACGTTGCCAAAAAAGGTGGAAGGTTTGGAGCGTTCGCCGCAGTCGGTGCAGCCGGTGCAGGACTTGTAAAACAATTTTCATCAGACGATCCAACTTCTTATTTATCAGATGAGAACCAACAAAAGAATATGTTGATCGACATGGTAACAGAACCGGTTATGGAAGAAAGAGACCCGGGAATAACATCAAGTGCCCAGTTGCCTGTTCTAGGAGCCACGGTTGCTGCAGGTATGATACCAGGTGGTAAAAGATTAATGGAAGTAAGAAAGAGACAAGGAGCTGGAGCAGTTAGAGCTGCAACAGGACCATTAAAAGGTTTACTTGGAAAAGGTCTTGCTGCTACGGGAACACCATTAGGTATGCTAGCACTAGAACCATTATATATTGGTTCACAACTTGCAGAAGGGGATTCACTAGGTGAGATTGCAACTAACCCAATAAATTATTTAGGTGCAGCTTTTGCAGGACCACTTACAAAAGAAGCAACAAGATTTGCATCACCTGCAGTTTCAAATATAATGAGATTAGGCATAAGTCCGACAATGTTAAAAACAGTATCAAGAAGATTTGGATTACCGGGTCTAGCATTATCTGCTGGTATTAGTGGATATGAAATGTATCAAAACAAAAAAGCAGGAAGGGGGCTATTTGATGACGGTTAAAAATAAAACTCTTGTGGTAAATATGCAACACGTTAAATTTAATGAAATCCCACCATTAAAGGGACCAGACTCACAAGGCTTGAATGTTCCATTAAAACAAGCTACAACAATAAAGAACTCGGAGAATATAAATGGCAGATATAGACAAGTCTCTACCAAACGTAGAGACAGAACTTAAAATACCTAGCGACGAAGAAGTAGCAGTATCAGAACAGGAAACAATTGAAGAGCAAGTTGGTCCTGAAGATGTTGATATAACTCAAGAAGAAGATGGCAGTGCTACAATTAATTTTGACCCAGCAGCGGTTAATCAACCAGGTGGCGAAGGTCATGGAGATAACTTAGCAGAACTATTACCTGAATCTGTTTTAGGAAAATTAGGTTCAGAACTTGCAGAAAATTATATGACTTATAAATCTGCGAGAAAAGATTGGGAAGATAGTTATACAAAAGGATTAGACCTTTTAGGATTTAAATACGAAAATCCAACACAACCGTTTCAAGGAGCTAGTGGTGCAACTCATCCAGTTCTTGCTGAAGCAGTTACACAATTTCAAGCGCAAGCTTACAAAGAATTATTACCAGCTACTGGACCCGTACACACTCAAGTTATTGGCTTAATAAACAGACAAAAAGAAGACCAGTCACAACGTGTAAAAGAATTCATGAACTATCAGCTCATGGACGTGATGAAAGAGTACGAACCCGAGTTCGATCAAATGCTTTTTTATCTCCCTCTTAGCGGCTCTGCGTTTAAGAAAGTTTATTACGATGAACTACTTGGTAGAGCCGTTTCAAAGTTTGTTCCAGCTGACGACCTGTTAGTTCCCTATACAGCAACATCTTTAGAAGATGCTGAAGCAATTATTCATGTCATTAAAATGTCAGAGAATGATTTAAGAAAAAAACAAGTAGCAGGATTTTATGTTGATGTAGAATTAACGCCTGGCTACAATGAAGAAACAGAAGTAGAGAAAAAAGAACGAGAATTAGAAGGTGTTAAAAGAACTAGAGATGAAGATGTATTTACTGTTTTAGAAATACATACAGATTTAGATCTAGAAGGATTTGAAGATAAAGATTCTACTGGAGAAGACACAGGAATTAAACTTCCATACATTGTAACAATAGAACTTGGAAGTAGAGAAGTATTATCAATTAGAAGAAACTATGCAGTAGGAGATCCTACTAAAGCAAGACAGGATTATTTTGTACATTTTAAATTTTTACCTGGAATGGGTTTTTATGGTTTTGGTTTAATTCATATGATCGGTGGTTTGTCTAGAACGGCAACTACTGCACTAAGACAATTATTGGACGCAGGTACTTTAAGTAACTTGCCTTCAGGATTTAAACAACGTGGAATACGTGTTAGAGATGAGGCTCAATCAATACAGCCCGGCGAATTCAGAGATGTCGATGCACCTGGTGGAAACATTAAAGATGCATTTATGCCTTTACCATTTAAAGAACCTTCTGCTACTTTATTGCAGTTAATGGGTA